ATACAAAAAGATTTAAATGATTACTCTGATAATAAAGAAGCACAAGATGCATTCTTAGTATGGAACTTATGTGGTTTAACACCTGAGATTACAAATGCATTAGATAATGAAACCTTACAAAGTATCGTACAAGATTTACAAGGATTCTTACAAAAGACAGATTTTGAATTACAACGAATTGTAGAGATTGGTGGTGTTAAATATGGATTTGAACCTAACTTAGCTAAGATGAGTTATGGTGCTTATTTAGATTTAACAAGATTCAAAGATATTGGTATTGATGAGAACTGGTCTTCTATCATGTCTATATTATACAGACCTATAACACAGAAGAGAGGTGCCTTGTACGATATAGAACCTTATAAGGGTGAAGAACCAAAGAACAAAGATATGTGGTTAGATGTAAACATGGATGTGCATTTCGGATGTTTTTTTTTCTTCAATCGTATCTCAAATCTCTTGTTGAAAGATACCCTGAACTCTTCGAAGGAAACCCTGGTGACGGAAGTGAATCATCCATTCATACACACAATTTTTCAAAAAAGTGGGGAAGCTATACATCAATTGTTTCGTTAGCCAATGAAGATGTAACTAAGTTTGATGTGGTTACATCTATGGAACTTGAACAATGTTTGTTGTACCTATCATATAAAGCCGATAAAAACCAATTAGAAGGGATAATTCATAGGCAAGCTATGGCTAAATACAAGCGAAAGTAAGCTTATCAATATAATTGTGATGTAGTTTGTTATATCTATAAAACATTTATGTCATATTCAAGAAGTTTAAGAAAAGCGAGAACTACTGGTACATCAGTAGGGCCTACACTTGGTAAATCTTCACCTAAGAATAATAGAAGAGGATGTCTATGTTTAGATTCAAACACCTACTCTACTAAATGCTGTGAAGGTTACCTTATAAATCAAGGAATCGGAAAGACAGAATCGGTAATAGTAGAATATGGTGCTTTTTCTGATGGGTTTTCTAATGGATTTGATATACAAATAATAAGATAATACTATGAGCTTAACTAAAGACCAATTAAGAGCATCGAATACTAATTCGTTTCCTAATAATAATTCTCAAGCGATTACACCAGAGATTCTAAGGGATTTCAATACAGAAATGATTGATTCTCTTGTTGATGAAGTTTCTTTTAGTGGTTCAACAGAACCTATGATTTCATCATCTCTTGCAACTGCGAGTTTTGATACTGTTAGTAGAGACATGACTTTCACAAAGAATGATGGAACTCAGTTCGATGTAAACATACCAGGTGGTGGTACTGGTACAGCAGATACAGGTTCATTACTTGTAACTGCATCAGTAAGTGATGCAACAATCACATATACAAAAGGAGATGGTTCTCAATTTACTAATGTTGTAAATGCAGTACAATTTGCTACTGAATCACAAGATGTAGTTGTAAAAGTAAAGAACACAGGTGGTTCTGACTTATCAAAAGGTACAGCAGTATATGCAACAGGTGTAACAGGAGAGAACATAAATGTAGCATCTGCAAGTAACGATTCTGCAAACACAATGCCAGCTATCGGTTTACTATACGAAGATTTAGCTTCCAATGCAAGTGGTTTAGCCGTTATTAGCGGTAAGATAATTAATGTTAATACTGATGGTTTAACTGCAGGTAGAAACATCTATGTAAACGAAGCAGGTGGATTCACACAAACAAAACCAACAGGTAATAAACTTATACAAAACATTGGTGTTGTTGGTAAAGTAAATGCAACAGAAGGTGAGATACTAATTCAAGGTAGTGGTAGAAGTAATGATTTACCTAACTTTGATTCAACAGGTAGTATATGGGTATCTAACGAAGTACAAGTAGCAACATCATTCTCTACTTCATCTATTGCATTTGTAGATAGAGATAACACATTTACAGGCACACAATCATTTGATAACATATCAGTTAGTGGTACTGGTTCATTTGCTTATATAGAATCAGTAACAGGTTCAGCTAAGATTATCGGTGATGCCTTTATACAACTTAACACAGATACACCAGCTGTAAGATTTGGTGGTGTTAAAGTAATTGATTCTGGCTCAGGTGCTGGTACAGGTTCTTTTGAATACGATTCTGAAACTAACCATTGGTTATACACAGCAGAAGATGGACATTCAGCAGGATTTATATCAGGTCCAACAGGCTCAGACAAATCAAACATTACACATTTAACACAAGATACTATTCCTATTGCTAATGGTGATAATCATTTAGCAGATTCAGGAATAACAAAAATAAATGCTAACTCATATCAAGTAGCAGATAACTTAACTGCAAGAACATCGTTAAACACAAGTGGTTCTGCAGGTAATTCATATATTACTTTATCATCATCTGATACTAACAATGGTTCTAACTTTTTCCAAATGAACCAAAGTGCTTTAGGTGCACTTACACAAATATCACAAAACGATAGTAATGGTGGACAACAGATGGTACTTACAAAAGGTGGTGTAGGACAAATTACTACAAACTTAGATGGTTCATCAGGTCAAGCACATAGTGAATATGCAAACGCAACTAATGGACAATCTGCATTTGTTGGTTCTCCATTTATACAAATAGCAGACCAAGCAAGTGGTGTAGATAGAAGAATCATATTAGCAGCTAAAGCATCAAACATAACAGGTGGAGGATTATCATCACCAAACCCAACATTAGCAATCGCAACAGGCGGAGGTTTACAAGAAGTATTCCAATTCCAAGATGCTAGTGTTTATACTGATGGTACAGTAGTTGCACATACACCTATGAACTTTAGTGGTTCTATTACAGGCTCAACTACAATTTATGATGAAACTATTATTAGTGGTACATTCTCAACAGAACCATCACAATCAGTAACGATAGGAAGACAACCAGGTTTACCTTTAAACTCAGAAAGAGAATTTATTGGTTTACCAACTTATACTGATTTAAGTGGTATTGGTGGTAATACCTTTGATGCGGAATCAGGTATCTACCTAAAAGGTGATGCAGCTTCTCAAGATGCTGGAGCTATGAGAATCAAGTATGTTGGTGGAGGTGGTTCATTCTTCTCTGTAACAAACTTTGGTCCAAATCAATTTGGTTCATTTTTACTACCAAGTGGTTCAGGAGCTACTGGATATACACAAGCATTTGGACAAGTACAATATCCTGGTGGTGTACCACAAGGACAATATTTTATAGATGCTGATGCAGTACAAATAGGTACAAACAAATCAAATGCAAGTATCGAGATTGGTAACCCTGCTTATTCAGACCCAATCAAGTTTAATACAAGTGTGATTGTTGGTAATCCTGGTACAGGATATAACCCTAACTTTAGAGCACAGATTGATGGTACAATAACTGCATCATTATCCGAAGGATATGTGTGGGTAGGTGATAGTAATAATACAACAGTACTTGCAGCTACTTCATCATTCGGTGGAGGTGGAGGTGGTCCAGCAACTGTTACAACTGTAACACCATCTGCTGGTACTGCAACTCTTGATTTATCATTAGGTACAAAATTCTATTTAGATATCCCAACAGGTACAACAACAGATATCGCAGTAAGTAACAGAGCTGATGGACAATCGTTCTCATTATTAGTATCACAATCATCTGCAGCTACAGGTTCACTATCGTTTACAGATAGTACATTTAAATTTGCAGGTGGTACTGATTTCCAAGCAACTGATGCTGTATCTTCAGAAGATATCATATCATTTGAAATATATAATAACTCAGATGGTGCAGGTAATCAGTACATATATGCAGCATCTGTTAAAAACTTAGTATAATATGAGTTTAGGATTCCACAACACGGCATTCCCTAAAGTAAACACACGAGATACAAGAAGTAGCTTTTACGATGCTTTTGGGAGTTATTACTCACCTAACAATGTAACTACTTCTTCAGTAGCAGGATTTGAATCAGGTGTTTCTGCTTCTTATTCTGCTTTTACAGAAACTCATGGTGGTACTTGTACTGCAGCTATTTCATCAACTGGTAAATTAGCTGTTTGTTATGAATCCTCAACAACTTTATCTGTATATAATGGTATCGGTGGTGGTGAGAATACTGTTAACTTACCTGGTGGTGCTGATAATTGGAGAGGTATGGTTTACAATCCTGAATCTAATTACTTTGTAGTAACAGCAGATAGAGCAGTAGCAGTAGAAGCTGATACTTTTGCAACTTCAAGTATTACTTTACCTTATGGTTCATCACAAACATGGGGTAGTGTACAATATGAAGGAGACCATTATATAGCTCCTATATTTGGTAGTACAACACAAATCGGTAGATTATCAATGACTACAGGTGGTTTTAACACCTCTACACTTATTGGTTCTTCATTTACTTCTACAACAAACTTTGGTTCACCTGCAATGTCAAGAGATGGTGTGTTAGTATGGGCTGGTGAAGGTAATGGAGATATAAAAGAATACGATATAGTAAACGATACATTTAGTACAATATCAGGTGGTATCCAATATGCAGGTTATCAAGGATGGGCTCCACTACCAAATGGTAAATTATTTAGTCCTGGTTGGAATAGTTCTAACTATATGTTATACACACCAGCAAGTTTAAATGGTGGTACATCAAAAATAGATGTAATTGCAAAAGGATTCTCAACAACATCGTTTGGGCCTTGGAGTAATGTATTTACAGGTCTTGATGGTAATGCTTGGTATTCATCATCAAAAGGTGTATCACAGATAGGTGGTATATATACTGATTTATATTGTTACAATTGGAGAGAGAATATATTCTTTAAAACACAATATAAATTACCAGCATATTCAACAGGTGGTGATAGACAGAATCAAGCTATAGTTTGTATGCCTGATGGTAGATTATTTATAGCTCCTAACAATGGTGATACTGTTTATTACACAGTAAAAATATTCGATACGAACAATACAACAGATATGAACTCACGAGTAAATGGCTTATTGCCAGATACCGGTAACTAAAAATAAAGTATATAAAAATATAAAATTTAAAAGTTTACCGATATAATTGTTATATTGGTAAGATATATCATTTAATACAAAACAAAAAAGAGAGAAAATTATGAATTCAAACACAGTATTAGGTAAGATAATGGCTTTACTATCTTTAGAATCTAAAGAAGGTGAAGAAAAACTTACTGTAGCAAAATTAGCTGATGGTACTCTTGTTGAATCTCCAACTTTTGATGTGGGAGAACCTGTTGAGGTTATCCACGAAGATGGAACAAAAACTCCTGCTCCTGATGGAGAACACTTATTAGAGTTAAGAGATGAGTCTGATAACATTAACAGAATCAAAATCTTTACTGAAGGTGGAATCATCAAGGAAAGAGAAAATGTTGAAATCGAAGCACAAGAAGAAGAGAAGAAAGAAGAGGAGATGGCTGATGTATCAACAGAGGAGGTAAAAGACTTACCTGAATCTGGAACGAAATCAGAAGAATCTGAACAAGTAGCACTTGAAATTGACGAGGAGGTGGTTGACAAAGACGCTGAGGAAATTGACTTAGGGGATATGAAAACTAAACTCGAAGAACAAGATTCTAAAGTTGAAGAACTTAAAGAAAGAATCGAAGAGCTTGAGTCTGCTATTAAAGAAATGGCTGATGAAAAAGAAAAATTAGAGGAAGAAGAAAAGAAAGAGGAAGAATTAGAATCTAAGAAATTAGATGGTGCTCCTGTTGAAGAGTCTTCATACTTTAGTAAAAGAAACAAAGGAGACTACAAGATTAAATCTTATACGAACTCCGTTATTTCGAAAATGTACAAATAATAAAAAAACTTAATTAAAAAGAGAGAAAAAATGAGAAAATTACAAAATTTCACAACTGGTCAACCGGTAATTTCTAACTCTACATACGCTGGTGAAGCGGCTGCAGGGTATATCGGAGCGGCTTTACTTTCTGCTAGAACTCTTGACAACCAATTAGTAACAATCAAACCAAATGTAAAATTCAAAGAAGTTATACAGAAGGTTGATGTTTCTGGTATTGTACAAGACGCTTCTTGTGACTTCGTTACAAGTGGTTCAGTTTCTATCGAAGAAAGAGTACTTGAGCCTAAAGAGCTACAAGTTAACTTATCACTATGTAAACAAGAATTTGTTGATTCCTGGAATGCATTACGATTAGGATTCTCTGCATTCGATGAAATCCCAAGAGATTTTAACGATTACTTAGTATCTTATGTTGGAGGAAAAGTAGCAGAAGCTACAGAACAATCAATCTGGCAAGGTTCATCATCTACTAATGGTGAGTTTGGTGGATTCGAAAATGCTTTATCTGCATCAGCAGCAACTTTATTAACTACTGCAGTACAACCTGCAAGAGTTGATGGAACAGGTGCTATTATATCTGGTTCTATTACAGCAGCGAATGTTGTAGATAGATTACAAGATGTTTATGACACTATTCCTTCTACTGTATATGGTAAAGAAGATTTAGTTATCTACATCGGTTCTAAAACTGCAAGAGCTTATCAATCAGCACTTTCAGGATTAGCTGACCCTGTAAACAATTCTTACAACAACCAATTGAATGTTGGTGAAAAACCACTTAACTTCCAAGGTATTGAATTAGTTCTTTGTCCTGGTATGAGTGATGACAAGATTGTTGCAGCTCAAAAATCTAACCTATTCTTTGGTACAGGTCTTATGAGCGATTACAATGAAGTGAGAGTTCTTGACATGGCTAATTTAGACGGAAGTCAGAATTACAGAGTTATCATGAGATATACTGCTGGAACGCAATTTGGTGTTGGTTCTGATATCGTTTATTTTGGAGCATTTTAATAAGTTTAACAATTAATTATAAAAAGGAGAAACTATGAGTTGTTTAATTAACAAAGGAAGAAACGAAGTATGTAAAGACTCAGTAGGTGGACTACAAGGTGTTTACTTCATTAACTTCGAATCAGGTTCTTTTACTAAGAACGCTGACGGTGAAATCACTTCATTGAGTGGTTCAACTGCTTATTTTTACGAACTCAAAGGTACTTCTACTTATACAGAAACTGTCAACTCTTCAAGAGAGAATGGTACAACATTCTTTTCTCAAGAGACTGTACTTAACTTGAAAAAGTTAACTAACAGTATGACAACTCAATTAAAATTGTTAGCTTATGGCAGACCTCAAATTATTGTATGGACTAATAGTGGAGATGCACTTTTAGCTGGAGAAGAACATGGAAATGATTTAACTGCAGGTACAATCCAAACTGGTGGAGCACTTGGTGACCTTTATGGTTACTCTGCTACTTTCACAGGTGAAGAGAAGTTACCAGCAGCTTTCTTAAGTGGTTCTACTACTACTAACCCATTCGCTGGGTTAACAGCAGGTCCAACAATCGTATATGGTACGAATGACTAATAATATTCGATAAGTAGATAATTACTTTGAGAACTTATAAAATTAAAAAACCCTTCCTTGATTGGAGGGGTTTTTTTATGCCTAATGGTGAGGTATGACTGAGTTATGTTTAGATAACTATAAGTTATTTCTTGTTTGTTATATTCATAAAGATTAGAATTATGCTTAGTTATTATATCTCTCAATCTAATGAATTCGTTATCCGCACACAAGATACTGCCTCTGTCATAACTGATGGTACAGGTAGTGGTGAGCAGTTAACACTAATATTAGAGGATATGTTAACATATTCTCAATCTTATTATCCTTTACCAACAAGTTCTTATTCATGGAATCCATATGAGAACATTTTAACTTTTTCACAATCGTTAGAGAATCAGGTAGAGACAGGACAACAATTTATTGTACACATTAGTGGTAGTGTTAGTGGTAGTATATACAATGGTAGTATGGCAATATTCTCATCACAATCAGTAACACCTGAAGATAAGACAGTATATACAACTCAAAACGAAGAGTTTATCTCTAATGTTACCAACAACGATTATATAGTAATGTAATATGAAAAAAGAACAGAACTTTAACATTGTAAACTTTACAAGACAGGATATTCCTATTGTAACCGAAGATATTAAAACAAGATATCAATGGGTGCCTGTTGGAATACTTGAACAAGATGATTACTTCGGTTTAATTACTGAGGCTTATAATACATCTACAACAAATGCAGCTGCAGTTGATGGTGTAGCTGATTTAGTATATGGTAAAGGTCTCTTTACAAAAGAAGAAGAGAAACAACAAAAATTAGATAAAATCATTCCACCAGAAGATTTAAGAAAAGTATCATTTGATTTAAAATTGTATGGTAATGCTGCATTCCAAGTAATATGGAATGAAT